TGAAAGAGCGTTTTGGAGATAAGATAAGCAATTTCTTTAATTCTATAAATTCAATATCTTTATCTATTTTGGGAGATGCAACAGATAAAACTCTGCAGTTTGTTGGCAATGTGTATTCGGTTGGATTTAGATCGGCAAAAAATTCTATTGGCATTGAAGAATACTTTAATGAGAATGGGTTCTTAGAAGGCCTAAATGCTTCTGACATTCAAGCACAGACAGCGTCCTATGAATTAATAGCCCTTAAAAAATACAACAAGGTCTTTATGGATATTGCAGTAATGGGGTACTGGGAAGACTACATGCCACTATCATATTTTGCAAAAACAATTGAGAGAAATAATGGGTCAGAGTTTTACGATTTGGATTTCTTACAGTTTAACATAGATGTTCCAGAACCAACACAACTATTAGAAAAAGAAACTGTTCCAGGAGTTGACTTTAAGTATAAAGACCTTGTAGATAAGTTTAGGGGTGTAACTCACAAATATTTAGATAATCCATTGATTACTGGATGGGATAACTATCAAGACTTAGCGCAAAATGCTGAAAAATATTTTGAGTATGATACAAGAAACTTTAATGTTAGGTCTTTTGTCACATTCCAATATCTATACAAGAAAAATGTTTTGGTTGATACGGACTTTACAATACAGCAACCACCGCTTGAAGGAAGACTGATAGATATCAATAACTTTGAAAACTGGGAAGTTACAAAATTTGAGATTGTAAATGGAACACTCATCTACCCAAATCCTAATCTAGTAGATTTTAATGAACTAGCCTTGTGTTACTCTATGGAATTTAATATACGTGGAATATTGTCAAATCCAGTGCAGGTTAGACAACTCCAGTTAGCATCAAAGGCTTTGAATGAAAACTCTTTTAATCCAATAGGAACAAAGACTGGTATAGAACTTTTTCCATATACAAGAAGTGGAATTCTTTATGACTATAAGGCAAAGAATCCGTACTCTATTTCAAAAGATATTGTGCCATACCTGTACTTAACAAGAGATAGTGGCATAACTATTCGTGGAGATTTTGATCCAACTCAGTCACGTGGTGTAGAGATGGTTATTAATTCTGGAAAGTCCGACAATTATTCTGTTAGTGCAATGCAGGTATGGCTTAGGTACGACAACAAGTTGTTCTCGCCTTTTCCAACTAAGATTTTTGAAATTGCATACAACGGTTTTGTCGGGGCATACTCAAAAAAGCAAGATGTAATAGAATTTTATATGATTTCTGATAGCATCTACGGAGATCGTGCAAGAATTTATGCCTTAAGTAAAAATACTGGAAAGCCAGTAAATGGACTAAGTTTCTACTGGAATGGAATACTCACCAGAGAGCCAAGATTAGTGTCTAAAGAGTGGGGAATCCTAGGAGTCTCGTTTGCACAAAGTCTTGACTTTGACTCTTCAATTGGAGCAATAAGGATCTGTGGTCCAGTAGTCTTTAATCATATCTCATACTATAAGAATAATAGTGCTGCAGAATTAGATAGAATTAACACTAGACCGTGGGCAGATGTTGAGTCCTTTGAGAGATCAAACTCTCTTGATTGGCAATATTGGACTGTCCCATCAGTCTGGGAAGAGGTTCTTGTTCTTGGCAAGTCTGAGTTATATCGTGTTAAGCCTGATGCTATTTTTGAGGCATATACTGGTACAAATAAGATTGTTGTAGATGATGGAGAAAGTTTAAGTATCCTTGCTGACACACTTAAGATATATAGTAAGGCAACATGGAGATTGTCAACCCACGAACCATCATAATATGGTATACTTATGGTTATGGATTCACTAATTAACCCAGAAACTGGCAAGCCAATAGTAAGCAACGTTAGACGACAAGTTATAGAAAAAAAGTATAACTGGGGTCTTTACGTTTACAAGAAGTCAAATGGTAAGTGGTTTACAGACGGTAATGGATCAATTTTGAATGTTCCTTCAGTGCGTGGAGATATATCACAAATTGCAAAACTAAGAGATGCTGCAAAGTATCACGGAGATGAAGGCGATGGAGAATGTATTTTTGTTCCAGGACTAACAAGAGTTTCTGAAGAAGAATATTCTGAGCAGGTAGATAGAATGAAGGCTGGCTTAATCCCATCACTCAATGACCTTGGTGCTGTACAAGCAGCAAAAGACACTATTGCAAAGTATGGAGATGAAGAATAATGTCAGAAGACAGAGACTTTATTATTGGTGCAAGAATTGATGATGTTGCACAAGAAGTTGATAAGTTTAAAGAACAGGATCCCTTTTCAAAGAGTTGGGACTATCTAAAGAACTTGTCTGGTCTAGACAATAATTTTAAGCGTCGTGCACAAAGAATGTCAAAGTCAGACGTGTCACAGCAATATCTAGATAGTGCATTAGCAGAAAACACTGGGCTTGACGGAGCAAAGTCAAAAGAAATTAATCCAGGAACTGTATACCGTAATGGATACGGAATGTTTGATGTAATTACACCACCATGGAATGTTTATGAATTAGCAAATTATTATGACACATCATTTGCAAACCATGCAGCAATTGATGCGAAGGTAGAAAATATTGTTGGTCTTGGATACGAGTTTCAGGTGTCTCCAAGAACTATGATGAAACTTGAATCATCTGAAGATAACAGCGCAACCCAAAAAGCAAGAAAGAGAATTGAAAGAGCAAAAATTGAAGTAAGAGACTGGCTTGAATCATTAAATGAAGACGACTCTTTTACATCTACAATGGAAAAGGTGTATACAGATCTTCAAGCAGTTGGAAATGCATATTTAGAAATTGGAAGAACAACCCGTGGAGAGATTGGCTATGTTGGTCATATACCAGCAACAACAATGCGTGTGCGCCGTCTTCGTGATGGATTTGTTCAGGTCATTGGAAACAAGGTGGTCTACTTCCGTAACTTTGGTGCAAAGAATCCAAATCCAGTTACAGCAGACACAAGACCAAATGAGATTATTCATTTTAAGCAATACTCACCACTAAATACTTTTTACGGAATTCCAGATATCATGTCCGCAATTAATTCACTGCATGGTGATGCCCTTGCGTCTCAATACAACATTGATTACTTTAGTAATAAAGCAGTTCCACGTTATGTTGTTACATTGAAGGGTGCAAAATTATCTGCAGATGCAGAAGATAAGATGTTTAGATTCTTACAGACAAACCTTAAGGGGCAGTCTCATAGAACTCTTTACATTCCACTTCCAGGAGATAGCGATAATTCTAAGGTTGAATTTAAGATGGAGCCAATTGAGAATGGCGTACAAGAAGGATCATTTGAAAAGTACCGTAAGCAAAATCGTGATGATATTCTTGTTGCACATCAGGTTCCGCTTTCAAAACTTGGTGGTGGAGACTCTTCTCAAATTGCAGCAGCCCTTGCACAGGATAGAACCTTTAAAGAGCAAGTAGCACGCCCAGCACAGGATAAACTTGAAAAAATGATTAATAAGATTATTCGTGAAAAGACAGATATTTTAGAGTTTACGTTTAAAGAGTTGACTCTTACAGATGAGATTGCACAGTCTCAAATACTTGAAAGATACGTTAAGAATCAGATTATGGTTCCAAACGAGGCAAGAACAATTCTTGGAATGCCACAAAGAGACGGTGGAGATGAGCCACTAGATCTAAAGCCACAACAGGCTGCAGATGCCACAACCACTAGAGCCAGAGATGGCGAGAGGGTGAATAATAATTCTGACAGCACCTCAACAGTGACTGGAAGAAATCCTAAAGGTGAAGGGAGAAAATAGTCCCGAATAGTGAGATTTTAAAAAAACGGGGATTATAATAGTATAACCATGAATATAACTAAAGCCCATTGGGATTCCGATGGAGAGAATTTACGTCTTTCAATGCCTTTCAGTAAGGTAGATAAAGAACGTCGTTTAGTTTCAGGATTTGCATCACTTGATAACCTAGATAAGCAAATGGATATCGTTACAGCAGAAGCATCTATGGAAGCATTTGCAAAGTTTCGTGGCAACATTCGTGAAATGCACCAACCATTAGCAGTTGGTAAGATGGTTAATTTTAAAGCAGAAAAGTATTTTGATCCAGAGACAAAAAAGTTTTACAACGGAGTTCTTGTTTCTGCATATGTTTCAAAGGGTGCACAAGATACTTGGGAAAAGGTTCTTGATGGAACACTAACTGGTTTTTCTATTGGTGGAAGAATGAATAAGTGGGATGATGGATATGACGAGAAGTCAGATTCACAAATTAGAATTATTAAAGAATATGATTTGGTAGAGTTATCACTTGTTGATTCACCAGCAAATCAGTTTGCAAATATTGTATCAGTAGAAAAGGTTGATGGAGTAGATATACTCAAGGGCGTTGGATTAGAAACTCAAATTGAAAATGTATTTTGGGATAAAGAATCTGGAATAGTTTTGCTATCAGAAAATGATAACGAGTTAAGCCCAACATCAGGAAACCAAATGGAAAATATAGGGTTCGTTGAAAAAGCGGATAATGAAAAAGCAGAAATGATAAAATTCTTAGTTGATAGTGC